TGCTAAGAGCAACACCACCAGCTGTGTAGCCGGAACCAGAGACTTCGTTGCTTGTTGAATAAGCAGTCGTTCCAGCTCCAAGACTTGCGCTGCTTGTGTAAAGAGCGATTTTTATCGTGTCTGCTGCAAGATCGTGCTGCTCATCTAAGATTTCAGCTTTAAAAGATGTGCACATCGCTTGACTTATGGCCATCATATACCTCCATTGTATTCAGAAGCATAATCACGCAGCATTTCCTGTTGCATAAGCTGCACTGCTTCATCAAACTGTGATTTGTATAAAGTTACTGTTTCTGGTGCTTTAAGGAAAGCACTAGCTTCATAGAGACAGGCACTAAGAAGAACATTTTCTGCGTTTGTCCCAAGCCAAGAGGTCGTATTCCCAGAGGAAAGGCCTGTCGCTGGTGCTGCGAACTCAACTTCGTAAGAATAATTTGAGTTTGGCGTTGGAGCAAGAGTTATCGTTGTGCCAGAGGCTGATGCAGAATCTGTGCTATACATTATAGGTTGCCCAGTTGTGCTTGCATTTGGCCAATAGTCTCTTAGATAGGAATCAACTCGGTGATCAAGATAAGTGACATTGCTCGAAACAGTCACACCAACATTCCGGACAATCCGTGCATTTGATATTGTGTAAGATGCTGTTCCATCAGCTAATGTCCCAGTTGCACTCTGGCGGAAAGCTGGCAGGTTGGGTAAACGCTGAAAAATCATTTCTTCAGCTTGATCTATGATCGCATCAATAGAATCAGAGAACTCCGTTGAGTCATCTTCTAAGAAATTTTTGATCTGTGTTACGAGTGCGCTGTAATTCATTTATTGACCCCACGCATGCTGGCCCCAAGTACCGCTGCCCCAAGTTGGATTGTCGACATCAAGAGATATAGTTCCGATGGCACCAGTTCCAACAACACTTGTTTCTGTTATGCTAAGCGTCAGATTTGGACCGTCTGTTTCGCCAAACACACCAAGTGCACCAGTTCCAGCGACACCTGTCTCAGTTATTGATGATTCAAAAGTTTCGGTTCCGATAGCACCAGTTCCAGCGACACCTGTCTCAGTTATTGATGTTTCAATAGAAACATTACCAGCAAGACCTTGATTGTGAACAGAAGAGACACTCACTTCAACTGGTGTTTCTATTGTTACGAATCCAACAGAGCCTTTTGCATTTAAACGATTTGGCTGCTCATAATCTCTCGAGTCCATTGATGGTTGGGAGAAGCCATCAGCAGACAAAGGAACATTTTGGAAGCCAAACCAGTTATAGTTTACATAGAACGAAATGTTCTCTGGATCATTGTCTGGTCTTGGATCATAGAGAGCAGTTGCATCTGTAATATTTTTAGGTGGTGTGAGCTGTGGGTGCTTAGGATCATAGTCGTCTGGTGAAACTCGCAGACCATTCCACTCTGTTCTCAAATTTTGATAAGGCACACGGAATCCGCTGCGATCACTTATCGCAAGAGATTTTCGTCCTTTTGCATAAACAGCCATCAGTAAAGATTCATCCCTGTTGGCTTAATGCGTAGATGAACATTCGAGCCTTCTTCATCAGAAGCAAATTGGAAAGCACGCTCATAAAGAGTAAAAAGATCTGCAGCACGCTCTGGCGCAAATTTAACAGCCAGCTTCGAAGCAAGACCAGCGCACAATGCATCTGTCCATCGATACGGAACATCAGCATCCTGATTTGATGCACTGACATCCTCTGGCTGGAAAACACCATAATAACGTATGGAATCTGTTGCATTGTCAGGAACTTGCCAAACGGTCATCGTTGGTGTGTACTGACGATCTATCATGTACTGGGAAGGAACACCAGAATCAGTTTTGTTTGGTATCTGATTGTATTCAGAGATTGCAACCCGGTTCATAACTTGATCTGTGGAAGTTGACCCGGAAACATTCCGGTAAACAACATCTATAATGTCAACAAGGCCAGCATCAAGAGTATAAGTAGACTGGTTGGCAACAAGAGTTACTGTTTTGTAGGCAACTGTCCAGTAGTTCCAACCACGGTTGGACCATTCAGAGAATAAAAGATTTAGGCTTCTTCTAGCACTGACAGCTTGGCCACCCGTTCGTGTTTGGGTATCAATGCCACAACGCTCAAAAGCCTCGTCGATTATTTCTTCAATATTCGGCCTATAAGCTACAGTGCCAGATGTTGCCATTTTAGTACTCTTTTATCATTCTCAGAACAATTTGATAAGCATCACCAGCAGCACCAGCACCAGTCGTTGTAAACTTTATGTCCCCTGTCGGGCTGCTTCCATATGTGGTTGTTTTCGGCAACCCACCAACAGAAGAAAAGTCTTGATAACCAGACTGGTTCTCATCGAGGTGAAGAACAATAACATCAGTTGATGCATCAGCAAGAACTTCAACAGTCATGCTTTTGATGATCCACCAAGCCTCAACAATGCGGACAGCTGTGCAGGCTTCACCAGCTGCATTGGCAGCTAGCCCGGAGACATCTACTTTAAGAACCGCAGATTCATCTCCAGTGTCAACATACTGATACTGAAAAGCATAAACGACCTGACGAGTGTCTTCATTGAGTTTCGTTGATGTTGTAATATCTGCCATATTTTGACTCCAGTTCTTGGAGCAGGGTTTTACCCCTGCTCCATATTACAACCAACTCTTAGGAAGCTACGTCATATCCCAAGATTTCAATTAAGAATCGACCTGCGGTATAAGCAGCATGCCCAGTTCCTTGGCCAACAAGATACAAATACTGGTCAGCAGCAATATCGCCACCAGCAACCATGGTTCCAGCGGAAGCAGAACCAGCATTGATTATCTGCGTTTCAGTCAGATCTCCAATTGCAGTGTCGTTTACGCCAGTGCCTTCGGTTGCAGAGTACAGATCAATAT